AAAGGCTACACGCAGAGGTAGATGGCTGGAATATTTCGGGCGCAATTGATTTGCAGCGAGTCGAAGAGGATGGAATTATTGTCTCTGACTACAAGACTACCGGTGCATGGGCGGTAATGAATGAAAAGATTGAATGGGAACAACAGTTAAATATTTACGCTTGGCTAGTGGAAAGTGTAAAGAAGACACCTGTAAAGAAGATTGAGATTATAGCCATAATCAGAGATTGGAGTAGAAGGGATGCGCAAAACAAGGAGGGTTATCCTGAAGCCCCCGTCAAGGTTATTGATGTACCACTGTGGACATACGAAGCCCGTGAGAGTTTTATTAAAGAAAGGATTGGACTACATTCCAATGCGTATTTGGCCACCGAGACTGGGGAAGATTATGTTCTCTGCACATCTGTCGAAATGTGGGAAAAACAGACTTCTTATGCGGTTAAGAAAATTGGGAATAAACGAGCAACAAACGTCTTCACGGATGAAGTGGAGGCACAAGCAAAGATGGATGAACTCGGTAAAGGGTATGAAGTAGAAGTACGGGCGGGAGAGCGGACAAGGTGCGACACGTTTTGTCCAGTTAATAAGTTTTGTAAACAGTATCAAGATTATTTAAAGGAGAAAGTATGAAAACTAGACAAGAAATGGTATACGACTTTATGGTGGCATTGGCTGGAAATTCATATCACTATAAGGAATGGACGGAAAACGTAGAGATTTTTGGAGATTACACTCCACATTTAATGGCCTATGCAGAAGAGTTTGCTGACAGATACTTAGGGAGTTTAGGATGAACACACCATACACAACCAGCACCGGCATTAAGATTGGTTCGAGATACAACGAATCCCCTAAACCACAGATGATAGATGACATGGATATGCTAAGACTACAAAGGGCTTTAATCTTTAGTGGTCGGGCGCAGAAACAAGACAACCTTGTGATGATAAAAAATGTGCTTGCAATAGGTTGGATTTTCTTATTAATTGTTGCAGTATTTTGGATAAAAAAATGAGTATATATAGAAAGTTACAGGAGGCTCGCATACAGCTCCAAAGAACTAAGTTGTCAAAGTCAGGTAAGAATAAATTTGCTGGCTATGAGTATTTTGAGTTAGCAGACTTCCTGCCGGAAATTCAGGAGATATGTCTTAAAGTGGGTTTATGTGGGATTGTATCGTTTACACCGGATACGGCGTATTTAACCTTTCACGATATAGATGCAGTAGAACCGAATGTTGCAACCTCGTTTACTACCTTTACATCGCCCATGTCCTCGGCGCAGTTAAAGGGATGCCATGAAGTGCAGAACCTAGGTGCGGTGCAGACTTACTTAAGGCGGTATTTATGGACTATGGCGTTTGAAATCTGTGAGCATGATTCTCTAGATGCGGTAACTGGTAAAGAGACAGGCAAAGAGATTACTAATGAGAAACCGGTAAAGCCCCCTGTTAAGGAAGTTAAGGAAACTATTAGCGGTAAAGAAGGATCTTGGCAGATTACTGTATCCACGAATGATTTATTTCAGGATGCGGTTAAGTTAGCCACTTCTACATTACTTGCCATTACAAACACGCCCGCAGATGTAGACGAGATATTTAAGGTGAATAGAATTATCTACGACAAGCTGAAAGAAGAACACAACGAAGTATACGCAGAATTATTATCAGCATTTAAATCTAAGAAAAAGGAATTAGCATGAGTGATTACCCAAACACAGGCGTTCTGTGGACAACAAAAGAAAAGAAACATCCTAAAGCCCCTGATCGTTACGGACAACTAGACTTAGACAGAGACTACCTTAGAGCGTTATTAGACAATTCACGAGGGCTGGTGACGATTAAGATTGATGCGTGGGAGAGAGATTCCCGCAATGGCACGTTCTTATCTTTGAAAGTAAACACATATCAGAAAGAAGCACCTAAAGAGGAGAGATTACCTTATGACGAATAGGAAAATAGATTGGCAAAAGCTGGCCAAGAATTTACAGAAAGCCCTTGAAAAAGAAATTGACGAGAGCGAACAACACCGCAAGTGGTGTTTAGAATGGCGAGAAAAATATGACAAGCTTGATGAGGACTGTAAGAAAGAAATCGTTAAGCTAAAGTCTGAGTTAAATATGTCGGTTATCCGAGGTCATAAGTTAAAAGGAATCATAGAATACTTGGAGGACAAGATTGGAAACAATCCAGTTTGAAGGAGTTAAGACGGGTTTAAAGCAATCGAAAGATGGTTACATACTGACGGTTGCGGTTCATCCTGACGATTTACCTGACGACTTGATGCGGGATTTTGTGGGCGCACGATACATGGTTGTTATGGTGAGGATAGGCGATGACGAAAGACCTATAAACCGAGAGGAGTTTAAGAAACATCATCCAGCAGTAGCACAGGCTGGGATGTTGTGTAGGGATAGAGAGTTTTGGGGTTATGTGGAGATAAGTTGTAACGAGATCATAACCACAGAAGGAGAGTGCGTAGAGTGGTTTAAGTATTACTTTGAGGTAGGTTCACGGGCGGAGTTAAAGACTAATGAAGATGCCCGAAACGCATTTATAAAATTTAGAGAAGGATTTGAAGCATGGAAAAAGTAAAGAATTTAATCCCGTACAGTGTTTATCTGCCGAAAGAGTATCACGACAGGATAAGCGAGTTGGCCAAAGAACGCAAAGCTTCCGGCTTAATTCGTGATGCTATCTGCATGATACTTGATGGTAGTAAACCTTACAGGGCTGGCTATAACCAAGCTATCCGTGATGCAGTTAAGACTGTTGGCAAGATACAGTATCTAGACATAATAGCCATCAAAGGTAGATACATAGACAACACGGTCACTGAGCAGTTAGAAATGTTAGAGAAGGTGGACTAATGAACGAAAACGACTTAAGGGATTGCTTTGCAATGTTTGCCATGATGGGTTTAATAATTAATAAAAATTATGGTGATTTAGCGGAAGAGGCTTATTTAGTAGCAGATACCATGATAGTAGCCCGTAGGCCACAAGAGGAGGCAGGTATAACCGCAATTAAAAAACGGAGGGTTAAAGAATGAGAGAGATTAATCAACGGTTTTGGGATGCCATGATTATTAGATCGTGGAATGAGTTTGGCAATTCTTACTTGCTGGGTATGGCATGTATGTATGAGTTTGGTGTTTATCCGCAAGAAACAGGCCTTTTAAGATCAACTAAATTAATTAAACAAGGTACAAGAGTATGGGTAGCACAACATTTAACACCTTTAAGTGAGAGGTTGTGGATTACACCTAAAAACAAACAGGTTGAGTTACTTGACTGGTTAGAAGAGACTAAATTAGATTGCATAATAAATAAAAAAGCAAAGAAATATGGCGTTGAGGCTGTTAGTAAATTAAGAACAAACCAATTACATTTAAAACAAAAACGGTTATCAGGTGAAATGGAGCAAAGTTTAAACAGAAACAACATGTGGAAGGTGGTGAAATGAAATCGATACAAGTTGTTGTAGTAATGTGGATTTTATTTTGTGGACTCATTATCTATCTAACCGAAGTAAGTCGTAGAGAAGAAGTCTACAAATTAAACTGCGAACTATTACTAGGTGGTTGGCATCCTGATGTACCCAAAGATTACGCAAAGTTGTGTGAAGAGGCTAAACAAACAATGAGGAGCGATAGATGATTATTAGAAAGGTGCGTGGGGAAAACAAAATATATCCTATAAAAATAACTCAAGTTGAATTTGATATAGCAAAAAGACTAGGAATAAAACTTGAAGAATTTGTTAAAAAGTATCTTGTTACGATTGCAAAACAAAGAAAATGGAAATGGTTTTTTGAAAAGAAAGCGAGGGAGCTGTGATAGATATTAAATTACCAATCAGTGCTTTAGGTTTAAATGTTAGAGCTATGAATTGTTTGAAACATGGTTCAGATATAAAAACCATAGAAGATTTAATATTGTACGAAAAAGATTTGTTAAGAATACTTAACTTAGCAAAAGGTACGCACAATCACATAAAAGAAAAACTTGCCAAACACGGCCTATATTTAAAGACAGATCCAAAAAGTTTAGAGGTAACTCCAAGCAATTTAGAGGTAGACAAACACATCAAGGATTACATTATCAGTCAACAAAAGATTGAAATAGAAGCGTTGCGTAAATTGGTTGAAGAGCAAGACATAAAAATTCTTGATTTAGTATTTGACTTAGCGTATGCAAACAGAACGGATGAGTTTCGTAAAGATCCAATAGCTTTTGCAAAAGCAGTTTTAAAGGAGGCAATTGAAAAATGAAAGCATTTCCAAGTACTGAACCGATTTACAGAAACGATATAGTTGGTGTTAAAGAGAGTAGCGGTATGGATTTAAGAGATTACTTTGCCATCCAATTTGCTACCAATCAATTAAAGTTAATTGTAGAAGGTCGAGGGTTTGATGCGTTAGAAACCTTTAAAACATCCTACAAGCTGGCTGACATTATGATGAAAGCGAGAGAGAAATGACTAAGCCAGTAGCGTGGATGGCATCGAACGAATTACTTTTCAGTGTAGTTAAAGACGAGATTTACCATATTCCACTTTATACCCATCCAATGCGTGAGTTAACCATGAACCCTGACATCTTGCCTACGCTTGAGGAGTGGAAATTAATTTGCGCAATGGTTAAGCAACAGCGTGAAATGTCCGATGATGAGATAAAACAAGTGTATGGCAAATACTTTGATGCAAAGCATTGTGACTGGTTGCATTTGCAATGTATCAGGGAAATATTAGAAAGAGCGGGGGAGAAATGAACAAGTATCAAGAAACTTTATATTTTTGGTATGAACCAATAAGTAAAAAATTTTTAACTGACTTTGAGTGCGCTGGCTCACCAAACATAAAACTTGTCTATGACATTAAAAGAAACAAAATTAAATTTCTTGGATATCACAACGGTGGCAAACTAATAGAAAAGAGGGGTAAATGAAAAAAGATTTTGAAGAATGGGCGCATGGCAAGATTTCACTAGCTCACGAAGGTAGGTCTTACGCTAACACAAGCGCACAGGTTGCTTGGTCGGCTTGGCAAAGAGCTTGGAATTTAGCCATTAAGAAACAACGACAAAAGGATGAAGAAGAGATTGAACATTTAAACCTTGTAATTTCTGTAGCATCAAAAGCACTTAATTCGAAGTAAAACCTTAAAGAAAGAGAGAACTAAATGAGTGAAAATATAGAAGCCGGCTGGGAAACGTTATATTCACAATCAAAAACTACAGCAGAGGATTATTTTTTCTTTGCTAGGGCTTTGTTAGAAAAGGAGGATATAAAATATTCGGCTGCGGATGTAATTGCATTAGCACAAGTAATGGCTTACGATTTGCGTACAACAGCTATACTTGTTTCCGCTCAAAAGATTAAGGTTGCTATCGAACACTGGGCGATGGTATATGACAGAACTTGAGTACTACAAAACAATAGCCGAACTACAGGCCGAGTGTTTAACTAAAGATAAAATGATTTATGAATTTCAATATCTAATTAAAGACTTAAAGTATCAAATTGAACAACTAGAGAAAGCACTTAATGACTGACTATTGCACTGAATCGAATACGTTTGCCCCAGCAAACAAATGTTTCCCATTAAACAGTCCAGATAAAGCTGTAATGAAAAACTGGCTTAAAAATAAAAATGTTTATGTAGGTGAAACACCAATAGGAAATAGGCACTTTTGTCCATTTGTATTTACTACTGGATTCCGATTTATGGACGTTATTACTGGATCTATGTATTTACCAAACGGGCAATGCCTATCTTCTAGTTATTTAAGGGTAAAAAGTTTTATTAAATTAAAAGAAGATATACCAGAATTGATTAAAATTTTACTTAAAAGTAGGAAGAATTAGGGGGTTGATATTTTTAGTGTTCAGCGATTAGTCTTGTAGATACGAAGCGCCATTAGCACAGTAAGTGGTGTACCCCCGTGAAAATTGGCATCACTTACACCTCACAAGCTTGAGGCCGGCAGGTAATCTACATATCCGGCCACCTAACCTAAAGGAGAAATGATGATTGTTTTAGATGATGGCGTGTATATTGAAGACGGCACAGGTATTGTAGACCATGATGAGTATGTTAAGTTTATTGACGAGCATGGAACTCCTATATCTATTAATGCTAGATTAGTAATGAAACTGTACGAAACTGCTAAACGGATTGTTTATGAAGATGAAGATGGCAGATGTTGAAAAAGAATACGCCTCGATGGGGTATGTCTTAACCGAACTAGACGGGGCTATATATGTACAGAAACAAGAAGTTATTAGAGATAGTCAGGAAGTCCCCTTGCCAATACTGCGGGACTCAGGATGGGACAGTAGTAGCGGCGCACAGTAACCAGCTCCGTGACGGGAAAGGGCGTGGTATCAAAGCGCACGATTATCGCATTGCAGCGCTATGCTACGGTTGCCACATGGAGCTTGATCAGGGTACAAAAATGTCTAAACAAGAGCGTGTAGAAATGTGGGACGAATCCCACCGGAAGACTATAGGTTGGCTGTTTGAGAACGATCTATTGTCGGTTAATTGACTTCCTTATTTTCTCGGCATTTTCTGCCGCCTGTGAGATCAAGACTTTCATGCGAATAATCTCATTCTCTTTATCCTCTTTTGACATTTCTTTATTATTGGTTATCATATTTATATATCTTCTATAAGACGCTAATTGATCTGTTGTTTGATTGTATATCTTCTCTAGCGCAATTAAATTACCCTTTTCTGCCATTATTTCAGCAACCTTTTCCATCTCACCCTGCTCTGCATAACGCTTCATATCTGCAAATGCTTGGTTGATCCGGTTACTATTCTCATAGAAGTTAGTTACATACTTAGACTGCGCTTCTGGTAACTCTTTAGCAAACCCAAGAGCATACTGATCTAACGCTGGCTTGCCGGGTTTTTCTATCTCACTAAACGGTTGTACCGCTTTGTCAGATACAGACGCTACAGTAGAACCTAACCAGCCAAAGTATGTCTTGATTGCGTAATCCATCTGTACAGGAGAAATGCCCTGTGCTTCAGGATTCATGGTTAATATCTTAGACGCTCCGCTAGAAATGCCGCCTAACGCCTTGGCTAATTCACTTGTGTTATTACTAAACCGTTCCTGTTTAGAAAGTCTTTCCATACCGGAAGTCTCTATAGGCGCACCTGTAAAGCTATCTTTGTTAGCGTAAATATCAATCAACGGCTTAACAACTTGAGGAGTTGGATTTAAAGATAATGTATCTACAATAATAGCTTTCATCCTATTGTAAAAGACTTTACCCTCTACATCTTCATCACGGATTTGCTCTAATGACCGCTCTGCTATCGTACCTAACGCACCTATTTCAAACGGTTTTGGTAGACGATATGCTGTGTCACCAACCTTAAACCACCAGAAATTATCACGATCCCAATCTTCACGTTTCTTAAAGTCTTCGTCATCCTCATAGGCCATGTATAAGCCCATAGATGCCAGCATGACCGCACTAGATACTATTGAGAACCTTTGCGCTTTAAGCCTGTCTGATTCTTCTATAGGCTTGCCTGTGGACATATTACATAGAACACGATAGGTAGGTGTAACCCCATCTCTACCGAGCTTATATAGACCTTGTAACCGAGTATTAAAGAATGGCACTAATTGAGAGACAAGCTTAACCGCACGGAAAGATCCTTGGCCAGTAAAGTTTAATAGATCCCTCGCGGCAAATGATGCCTCTAAATGAGTCTTACCTTCATCAATCATCTTCTGATACAAGGCTAGACGGTTGGCGTTTTCAAACCTGTTGCCAAACTCGTTATAACGCTCGTACATATCAACAAGGATATTCTTTATTTGAGACGGATCAGTAAGTATGGTATCTTTTTTTGTACCTTTATTTATCAATCTTTTAATCAAGGCTGCCTGATCACCTTCATGCGCAGCGCCTAACTCAAACACGCCACCACCAGCTAAAGCGGAAATAAAGGTTGGATTGCCACGATCACTGAGCTTAAGTCCACGTTGTACGTTATCTAAGACGTTAAGACCTACAGGGCTTATACCTGCGGATGCAATCGTATCACGGAACAAGTTTCTAATTTTATAGCCGGGTGATAATGTAACACCAAACCGGAGGGCGTTGGTAAATCCTTTTGCTATATCTAAGAACGGAGACTTTGGACCAAGAAAACTAATTAATGAAATAGACTCTACTAAGTCAGGATCGTTTACGGCAAAGTATGCCTTCTTACCATTCATCATAGTAGTAATAACATTCTTACCTTCGTAAGTACTCTTGACTTGTACAGCAGCTTGTAAATTTTCCGCAGCCAATAAGGTAGAATTAGCAGCCGCATTTTTCATCGAGGCAGAAAGAATATGCGACCAGTTACGCAACACGTTCTCCATCAAATCACCCATCCGTTCCTTCTCTCCACCTTTCAAAGCTTTTGAGAAGTACTGACCAGTTAGTTTTGACGAATCCTGTACGGACACAATATTTCCATCTTCCATTTCTTTATAAAATGGAATGTAATATATGTCATTAGCAAACCGATTGTAGGCTTCTTGGTCTATAACGCCTTGTTGTTTTGCTACGTCTAGGACAGAACGGTTTAATGCGTTCTCTTCATTTAAGGCTGTTCTATATAATCCACCTCGTGGCTTACCATCAATATCACCTTTAAGTAACTCATTACGCCTTGCAACTTCGGCCGCTGGAAATGATGGACTTGCCGGCTCTTTACCACGATCTTTAGGGGCTAACGCCTTCCAAGCGTTATATTTCTTAGCTACTTCTGCGTCACGGTTTAGGGCTTTCCATACTTGATATCGTTCTACGTCTGTGCCTAACGGCTTCATTATTTCAAGTAAACCTTTTGTTCCCTGTCTTATATCTAGCGCACCGTCTTTTATGTATACCTGTCCTTGCATTAGAAGTCCATCAAGCCCGCCATCGACAGACTTAGACAATACCGCCTTCATGTAAGCATCTTGGCTATACTTTTTAATAGCATAAAACTCGTCAAATAAGCCAGTAATTAACCGGTCAAAGAAATTAGGTTTTAACTCTGCAAACTTTTCTTTAATCGTAGATTTTTTAGTTGGTCCAAATCTAGTTCTTAATTTATCAGCGTATTGTAGATCTACACCATCCATAGAATCTAATGCAAATTGCAAAGTTGAATCATTTTCAGAAAAAGCCTCCTTTGCATATTGTTTATATTCTCCACTTATGGGAATTAAATTTTTAACATTTAAAGTTTCTCCACTTTCAGGATAAGGTTTTCCATCTTTATCATATGCGCTGATTGAACTAAATTTTTGACCTTTAATGTCTAAAGAATCTATAACTTCTGCTTTTGGATTCCAATCTCTTGTATTAATAACAACAGGAACTTGCTCAATTCCAGCATTTGCAAGAGCTAACATTCTGTGCCGGCCTTCATGTTGTTTTATAACTGCCTTGCCATTAATTAAATCAATATCTAAATATATTTCTTGATATTCTTCAGCAAGTTTTTGGGGATCTAATTTTGTAACTTCCTTGTCTAATATCTTTCGCATATCCTTTGTAGTTGTTGCATTAACAAAATCCATAGGATTTATATATGCAATATATGCTTTAGCTGTTGTAGGCCGACCAGAAACGGAATAATAATTAAATATAGAGTCTATTCGTTCTGGAGTATATCCAGCAACACCTTTTGTTTTTTCTTTTATTTCTTCTTTTGCAAATAAACTCTGCTGTGATTTTGTGCTTATCGGCTCTATCGTTTCCGGATTAAAGTTAGAGTTACCAACTTCTTTAGTAACGCTATCCATGTAAGTTTTAAATGTCTCAGTAGGTAAGTACTTTTGATTGCGCAGTTTTTGATAAAATTGACGCAGTGCAGCACCAAGCCGGCTAAAAAATCTTTCTACAACAGTTAAAGGCTTTTCTTGTGTAGTTGCCCACTTAGCTGTTTGATCTGCATACCATTCAGCAAAAGACTTCCAGTATCTTTCAACATTTTCAAATTGAATATTCTCTCCGCCAGCAGTGGTCTTACCCATCTTCCTAGCTCGTAAAGCATCAATTAAATTTCTACCTGTCTTACCTTTTAAACCCATTAGAAACTTATTATGTTCTGCTTGTAACGCATTTTTTACAGCTTGCGGGGCGTTTGCGTACACTTGTTTTTCGTGAACGTGACCAAGCTCGTGCGCTATGATTTCGAATGTTGCGTTCTTTGATGGAAGCTCTCTAAACGCTACAACAAAATTTCCATTCCCAACTTCATAAGCAACACCCTTGTCGTTTTTGCTTACATTTGCCATAACTCTTCTAGCGGCAATATCTGAACCGGTAAAATTGTTATAGTTTTTCTTAACATCATTAAATGTAGTGACGTAAATATTACCCGTTAAGCCAAGCATATCTTTCCAGCCGGCAATAACTCCCGCCAAATCTTTTGAAACATCAGAAGATACAGCTATTCCATTTTTGTACTTTATAAATGGAGTTTTTTCGTGTTTATCTTTTGCTTGTTGTTTTAAGAACTTTGTTGCAGCCAATAAGTCTTTAGCCATATCAGGAGGAATAAATTTCTTTATCCAACCGTTATCGTTATCTACCTCTATCTGCAACATTGGTAGAGTGCCTTTATACATTGGCTTATAGATAACTTTACCTTTTGGGTGAATTGTTTCTAGCAATCCATAGTCACCATTTTTATAAGCAATCCTACCATCTGAATACTTTTTATCAGACGGTTCAACTATTTCACCCATAAAACCTTTGGCAAAATCCAAACCCTTTTGACCGGAAAGATTATCTTCAGCATCCTGTCCAAGTTCAAAGTCTTTAGCTGCGCCTTCACTACGGGCGGTAACTTCTTTCTTCTCAGCATCTTTCTTTTCTTTATCTTCTACTTCTTTCTTGGCTTTATCTTCTTTATCTTGCTGGGCTTTCTTCTCTTTCTCGGCCTGTTCTAAACTTTCTGGAGTTGTAACTTTTAAATCAAAATCTTTTTTAGGAGCTTTTTTTCTTTTAGCAGCTTGACGTTCTTGATTAATTTCAGCCTGTGTTTTAACTTCTTCTTTAGGGGCAATTTGCTCAATAGGTTTATTAACACCAAGCTTTAGGTTTTCTCTAATCTCAGCAATTAACTCAGAGTAACTAGACCATCTATCCCATTTAGCCTTTGCTTGTCTTAGCTCCTCTATGCGTTTTTGTACTGCCGCCTCATCCTTAACGTCAATGCCTTCAGCCCGTGCTATCTCCGGCCTCTTTGCTGCGCCAGTTATTGCACTTAATCTTTGCCCTAAATCACGCTGTACCTTAGATGCATACTCTGCCATTTGCTCCGCTTCACGCATAGCAGAATCATCAAACCCAAACAAGTCCCCTGTGGATTCACGATCACCAGTCATAGACTTAACTGCTTGCATTAGGTTAATGGAGTTAGTAATAGACTTACCATCCATCACCGCCTTTATACCTAGATTTTGCAATGCAGCATCTTGTGGTGCGGTTTCCGCTATTTGAGTGGCCGCTTCATCGCTGATGAGATCGGCACGATGCGAGGCAACGAGGTCACTGACTCCGTTAGTTGCGATGGAGAACGCCCTTTTGCCTGTCGCTCTTGCCAGAACTCCGCTAGACTCTGCTTCTTCTCTGGTGTAGCCCGGTCTTTGGAAGAATTGTACATAATCTTTTACCTTTCCTTGTCCTTCACGGATATTAAGTAATGCATCTAATGACGCTGCCTGTTCAACATTAAACCCGTCAGCCTCTCTATGAATCTGTGCTGGTATAGTCTGCTCACCACTACGCTTGGCTAAATCAAATCGGTGTCTTCCTGAGATAATTTCTAGGTTGCCACCCAATCTTTCCCATACTTGAATAGGTGCTACGCCCGTTCTATCAAACTTACCACCTAGAGCTTCAACAACTCCTTCTTTAGATGCGCCCGATTTAAATTGTGGAACATCCTTAGATAACGATAGGTCTGCAACCGGTACTTCAAATGTTTGTAACCCTTCAATTATTGATGGAGTATCAAATTTATCCACCTTAGTAGGGTCATTTTTGCCCTGTATTTCGTCTAAAATAGGCTCTAAATTAGGCTTTTTATCGCTGGAACTTATTGATTCTATTGGGGTAATTGGCAAAGTGGTAACGTTACCACTTGGGGCTTCTTCCTTAACTTTTTCAGGTTGTATTATAGGTGTTGGTTTTATTTCAGGCGTGGGCTGTATTACGGGTGGCGACTGTAATTCAAGCGTCTTTTGTGGCTGTACGGCTGGTGTTTTAGTAATTTCAATTGGTGGCAATACTTGAAAGAACGGAAGCTCTAAGAATTTGTCTATTTTCTGTTGTGTTTGTGGGTTTTTATTTTTATTTCTTAAATTTAATAACTCTGTACGCACTACAGCAGCTTTATTAGGATCGCCTAAATCTGCACCAACAACCGCAGGATTCTTATATATTTGAGCGGACGGACCAATACCCAATACCTTTAAAGTATCAGGAGTGACAGTCCTCAATAACTGTTCTTGTCTCTGAAGAGCAATCTGCTCAAATATCTGAGCTTGATTAACATCATCTACAGACTGACCAACTTGACCGGCCTCTGTCCCGTAAAAAACTGGTGGAACAATTGCTTGCTGTCTAGTTGGGGTAGATGGTGGAAGATTTGCATATCTAGATCCTTCTACTTCTTTTGTTCTTGGATATGGATATGCTTGTTTTAATCCGGCATTTGTAAACTCATCTACAGGATTTTCTCTAAATTGATTCTCTTGTTTTGGAAACGCAGTAGACCCATTTGGATTAACCCGAATAGGAATATTAATAACTGTTCCTTCAACATTAGGATCGTAAGTTAATAATAGGACTTCTTGAGATTCGCCCTTCTCGGCGGCAACTCTTTGTGCTTCAAGAATATCGCTTCGTGCTTTAGACTTATTAACAGACCTACCATAGATACCTAAAGGTCCAAGTAGAGCCACATCAAACGCCGTTTCTCCATAATTACGCAAAGCTTCTGGGCTAAACAAGTCTTGTTCAGACTGTACTCTGCCCAACATTTGCTGAGTTATCTCAACTGGCATTTCTGTTAATGCAGTTCTTGTTGTGCCTTTTACAATTGTTCCAAAGTCTCTACTTTGTAAACTAGGAAGGAATGTTTCTTTAGCCAGCTTTTCTTTTGCTAATTGCTCGGCTTCTTTTGTAGCGCCCTTCTTTAGTAAGTCTGAGACTTCTTTACCAAAAATACCGCCAACTATAGTTTTACCAAAAGGAATAAAGTTTTCTGCTACTTCTAGACCGGCCATAGGAACAGCAAATCCTGCCGCCCTTCCTGCATTTACGTCTACTTTCTCACCCTTTTCTTTTTGTAGCTGGGCTTGTTGCTGTATGTTTCCACCGTATTCGCTAAAGAAGAATGGTAGGAATGTACCAACGATACCGCCACCAATTGCACCATACGGACCTAAAGGCGAACCAGCCATAGCGCCTACTCTAGCACCACCAAACGCCGTAGCAAGTGTTGGAACCTGTTCCGCTATTGCGCCCGGAATTTCACCTAGTGCTGTACCGGCAGCAGATAGTAATCCCTTTTTGTTATACGCCTCCTCAACTTTACTTAATCGAGACTGATCTCCGCCTAGCCTTTGCTGGATATCTTCTTGCCGTGTAATGCCTTCTTCTGCCGCCTTATTAGGATCAAATATACCGCTAATACCAGCTCTAACGCTAGATCCAAATGACTCAGCACCACGTTGTACATCAGTAAGTAAGCTTTCTTTTCTTTTTGGCTGGCGTTCTAAAGTTAATCTTTTAACTGTTTTCTCAATAACAGACGGATCTGTATCTTCAGGAAACTCTAGCCTTGTTCCATCAAATAGTTCTGCTATTGGCATATTTATTTTACCGGGTTGCCTTTGGAATCAAACTTTAAAATATTTGTACTGGAGACTGTTGGTTGCGTATATGGGTCGTCCGGATACGTTTTATTATATCGTTTTATATACTCTGGGCTAGAAAGCACTGCGGCTTTTTCAGCTTCATATTGCGCTAAAAATTCTTTGTTACCCATAGAATAAAGAGGATTGTTTTTGTATTTTGCATCAATAGGATTTAATAACATTTTTGTATACCTATCTAAAGCCTGCTCCCTCTTTAAAGCATCATCGTTTAAATTTTTTAATCTTCTTTCTTCTAGTGTATCAGTCCTGCTTAGATCAAGTCGATCATTTTCTATTTTTCTTTGAACTAACAACTCATCCCTATATTCTTTTGTTAGGTTTTGGTTTCTTAATTCCGCATCAATTCTAGCAAGATTATAGGCCGCACTTTGTGCTAGTTGAGCTTTTGTATTCTCACCTAAAGCTTGATACCTTAAACCTGTACCAAAAGACTTATCAAGTGCAGCTCGTTGTGCAGCTCTTGTTTTCTGAGTATCGCTCATCATTTGTAGTCCGGCCAACCCGCCCGCACCAATATTCTCATTAGCGTACTTAGACGTACCACCATACATTTTAAGTGCCGCAGCTAACAATGCCATGTTCTGATCATTCTTTTCCTGCTTGACTATATCCTCTTCTTGACGCATAAGTCTTTCAAAGTACTTTGCAAAGTCTGACGTATCTTTTTTACTTGCTCCATCAGAAGGTTTTGTTTCTTCTTTTGTTGGAATAGGAGGCAAGTTTATTCCTTGGTCAGCCGTCATTTGCGCATCTGTACTTTGGAAGATTGGCGGAACAATTGGCTTTTTAGACCCAGACGGTTTTGCAGGAGGTGGTTTAGGCGTAAAACCAGCATCAAGATTAGCTTCTCTAGCTATCTGCTCATCCGCAGTTTCTTTTATTTCTAATGGTTTAACCGTATTTTTAGGCGGAGTTTTTCCATAAACATCTTCAATTGTCTTACCCTGCCTAACAAGATTATTAATAAAATTTGAAAAGTTTGTTGATTTTGTTTCTGACGTATCCAAATCTATATCTTCCATTGTAGAAGCTCCGCCCTTTTGGAAACGAATTGCTCCACCTTCAGCTAATTCTACTATGCCTTGTCCGGTCTTCTTACTTAACTGAGACATAACATCACCTACTGTACGGCCTCGTAAGTATGGGTTTTGTTTTAATACTGTACTAGATACTGCTTTTTCCATAGGTGTTTTAGGATCAAGACTTAATAACTCTTTAGCGCCCTGTAGCCCAAAGTGATTGGCAGCATAAACTTCACCGTATGTTGGATCTCTACCAAAGGCTTTCTTTAATCCTTCAGCATTTTGGCGAGTAAATAAAGTACCTAACTCAGCGTTCTTCTCAGGATCTAACTGCTCTCCTTCTTTACCGCCCATACCCTTCCATGTGGCATTAGTAAACTGGAATAAACCTTTAGCAGAACTTAATGGGTTTGCAGCGTCAGGTCTTCCACCGCTTTCTGAATATGCAATTCTTTGTACTAAATCTGCTGGTAATTTATATTTTTCTGCTTTTGAGGAGATAAGTTGCTTAATACCACCAGCCGGCATTTGAGATGTTTTAGTGGATTGCGTAGGCATGCTTGACGTATCCGCTTCTCCTGCTGGAGTTAATGGCACACTGTAATCCTGAACCTGCATGGCGCTTACATAATCGTCATACTCGTCTTGTTCATTATCTTCATCTTCAATTAAATCACCTTCAGCAAACGCAATAATTCCACCGCCGGCCATTTGCATAGGCGGTACTGGATTAGACGCTATACCTACATCAGCAGCTCCTTGTGGTGGTTGTTGAGGTTGCTGTATGGGCGGTTGCATAGGAACTTGCATTGCAGGAGGCATCCTACCCATTGCTTGTGGATTATCTGCTTGTGCGTTTTGCGCCATAATCTGTTCCATAACAGATTGTGTTTGTGGCTGTGTCTGCATTGCTTTTGACTTGAGATTTAAGTCAATCATCTCAGCTTTTTTAGCTAATATCGCAGGAACTATTTCCGGCAGTATTTGCTTCCTTTGCGCCATCTGCATAATCATGGCCTGAGGTAGTCTAGCCAAGTCTTCAATAGACCCGCTTTGCTGTTTAATTGCGCTTAATATACTCATTATTTATCTCACTTATTTAATCATATTTGCTAAAGATAAACCGCCAAGCCCAATACCGGCTAGTTGGCTTGCAAAACTAGGTGGAGCTGCTGTTGTTGTCTGTGTACCATAAGTATCTCCAAGTGGAACGCCTCGTAAGATATTGGACATAGATCCTAACTGCTGTTCTGCAAACCCTGCTCCACGCATTACGTCTTGATACTGTGCATCTAACTGTTGTTGAGCAACGCCTCGTTCTGATCCACCATAAGCACCTAAAGCCGCAGCTCTTGCAATATCGGCCTGTTGTTGTAATGCGCCTTGCTGTCCTAGACCTTGACCCATTGCACCATATGTCTGACCTAACTGCCCTAAACCAGCAGCTCTTTGCAACTGAGCAGCTTGATTAGCCCGTTGCGCTTCTAGAGACTGCCCAGCACCAAGTTGCTGTATACCCAACTGTGCTTGCAGATTAGTCTGCCCTGTAGCCTGTTGAGCAGCTTGATTAGCCAACATAGCTTGCATATTCTGACCAGCGCCAAACTGCTGAACCCCAAGTCTAGCCTGTTGATTAGCTAACTGAGCCTGTTGTTGAGCTTGTTGATTGGCTAACTGAGCTTGTAAATTCTGTCCTGAGCCTAATTGCTGAACACCTAATTGAGCTTGCAAGTTTTGCGCATTAGCAGATTGTTGTAATTGATTCTGAGCATTAAATTGATTCTGTGCATTTTGGAAAGCATTTTGTGAGCCTGTAGCCTGTATGTTCCCCATCTGCGTCTGAAGATTTCTTTGTGCCTCAGATTGCATTAATGCGTTTCTTGCACCACCGTAAGTACCTTGTCTAGAAGATCCTAAATTAGCACCAACAAGTTGTTTTTGTGCATCCCGCATAGCCTCAGCTTTTTGTACATCAACAACATTCTGCTGGTACGGAGACATATACTGAGATACATTTTGTCCAAGATACTGTTGTGGACCAGCCATTTGATACTGATTTAAATTTTGAGCGTTTACGTTACCAGCTCCGGCTATATCAAATGATGACAGTCCTTGTGGGGCATTAACAGTTTGCGGTCCAGCCATTTGAAACTGTGTTAAGTTTGGCGCACTTACATTTGAACCACCTTGATACCCTGCTTTAGCCGCATCTAAAGAACCTAATCCTGTTTGATAAGCAGATTGTCCTTGACGAAACTGCGTAGGCTGTCTCAAATCAGATATTTGTTGTCCAGCAGCTACTTCGTTAGGGGATAATCCAGCTATTCTCCCTGCGCCCGCTAATCCAGATTGATCTAGAACATCTCCATATCTTTGTTGATATGATTGGGAAAATAATTTTTGCGCTGCGGGTAGTAATCCACCAGCAACACCATCTCCCGTTTGGCCAACACCCGTAAAGTACGGTTCTAATATAGCCGGTGTAGTGGTTTGTGCGGTACTTACGGTAGTATTTGTTGCCATAATTTATCCTTTATATGGGCATGAGTTTGGTTGGTTTAATTTCACGCCCCTGCTTACGGTTACCCGTTCTTGCTTTACGAACTCGATCCATCATCGCATAAAGTTGTTTTGCGCCAGCCTTTGATGAACCATTGCCTAAATGTGAAACTACATCTGCTGGTATTACAAATTCTCCATCAGCTAATCTAGCCTCTTGTGTTCCTTCTATACTTGCCTTAATAGAGTCTGACATACCATCTCCACCGCCAGATAAGAATCTAGGAACTCCACCTTCGGCATATCCACGGCGTTTCTTTTGATATTGATAAATATTGGATGCATTTAATGGCTCTGGACCATACGGATTTCTAACCATATACTGCCCCGCAGGTGTAGCATTTGGTGATTGATATACTGGAGGAGGAGGTGTTGCAGATGCGGTGCCTATTAACTCTTGCGCTCTTTCAACAGCTCTTGAAGAATCCCTTATATTGTTTTGTACTTCCTCTGACATATCTAATGCTCTATTTGCATTAGCTCTTACTGTTTCAATATCAAGCGGTGCAACAGTAGGAGGAGGAGGGGGTGGGGGTGGTGCTATAGCTCCAGTTAATGGTGTTGGTTCAACAGACGGTGTTACCACAGGCGGAGGCGCAACAGGTTGAGGAGTTGGTTGGTTATAAATATTACCGTATATTGTAGATAAGTAATCTTGGTTTTGTTTTAATAAGCCCGCATATCTTTCATCAGACATAGGATCTACTTCACGCCTATTATTTTCTATCTGAATCATATAATCTATATCTTCTTGATTTGTTACTGGTCCGCCATCGGCATATCCCATGAAACCGTTTTGCATATTTCCATTTACGTTATTCATATCATCGCCACCGTACTCGTCATCTATAGCTCCACCCATAGCAAATCTATAAGGGTTTTCACTTACGGCTTGTTGCGCACGTTTTTTACCTGCTAAAACTCTAGCATTAAAATTAGCTTCTTCTGCTTGTTGTGCCATTAAAGAACGGTCATATTCTTTTTTGAGTTCATTACCTTCATCTACGCCCATCATGCCTGTTGTTCCCATAATTAGTGGAACACCAGCATTATATATACCAGCATTTTTAGTAAATGTAGACATGGCATTTTTATATTCGGGGGTATTACTATTTTGTAATAAGTTGCCTATACCTTTTTGGACTGCTTCAGGTCTTCTAAATGTTGGATTAGCACTTACGGCAGGTCCAGTACTTGTTGTTATTCCTAACCCAGAGGTTGAATTGTCTAAGCCTATTTCTTTGAGATAGTCTGCACTACCAGATATATTAGGAGCATCCATAGTTTGCAATACTGAAGGATCAGTTCCTGCGGCTTCTAATCCACCTACAAGATTAGACATACCATAAGCAGCAATACCGCCCATCAAAGCACGTTTCATATCAAATCCACCGGGCTTACCAAAACCTGATGCAATTCCACCTATACCTGCCGCCATAGCGGGATTACCAAACATTGCTCCCGCTGCTATACCAGCGTAAGGAGCTAAATCTTTAACAAAAGGAACAGCTTCGCCTATTGGACGCAATACTGCCTTCTCAAACGGTTGTGCGACACGAGTAAATGCATCTGATATTCTTCCGCCTATGCCGTAATGTTGTACTTCTCCACCATCTGCATAACGATTTAAAGAACGATATCCCGCCGATGGACTATAAACATTACCAGCGTTTATTCTATTTTTAGGTATATAGTTAGATCCTGAAGATGTTGAAGTGCCGTAAGTGTAAACTCTATTTGCCTCTTCTTCCGCATCTATCTGTGCTTGAGATTTAGGCTGTTCAGCTCCGCCACCTAAATTAGATAGGCCATATAATCCAGCGGCAGTTAAAGCTAACTTTCCGGGACTTGATTGGTTATAGTAATCTTTAGCTGAATCATATAAATCACCGGGATAGTCTAACGGGTTTGTATTACTTAAATAGTCTACTGCTCCTGTAGCTTTATTAATTACATAATCTTTACCTTCAATTCCTCTTGAGGCAAGATATCTATAGGGATCATCTCGGAATTTTACTTTGTCGTATCCCTGTGCATCTTGATTAATGTATTGACTATCGGGTGTATATGCAGCATCAAGATTAGCCTGATTAAGTATATCTTCTCTAAGCCTTAAATCTGGAGTTAGTTCTATTTTTTTAGGCGTAAACTCTGCATTTTGAATATCTGGATTTCTATTTATAACTTCTCCGCTATCCGTCATTTGCAATTCACCCGGCAATGCCGGTGCTGCATCTGGATAAAAGTTTGGTGGGCCAGATATTTCTCCGGGCATACCTAAGTCTGGATCAAGATTTACTGTTGATGGAATAGCGGATTCAGAAAGATTAAGACCTTTTTCCTGTAAATATTTTCCAAAGTCTCCCTTTAATTCATTAAAGTATGGATTAACAACTTCGCCTAACTTGGCTCCTCCATAAGACATTGCACCAGCTTGTGCGCCAGCTCTTAATGCACTATTTATATCTCCAGTTTTAGCATAATCAACACCACCACTTAATCCAGCAGAAAGTCCAGCTTTGCCTAAATCACCCAATCCAAATTCTTTTCCAACTCCCTGTGTTACACCAGTAGTTGCACCAGATATTGCTGCTGCTTCTAAAGCAGATTTTAAGTCCTTATCTTTTGCAAACTTTGATCCTCCAGCTGCTGCCGCTGCTGCCGCTGCCTGAGCTAATGTACTTTGTCCTGCTGTAGCAACTGCTGCTGCTATCTGTGCTAAAGTTCCCCATCCACCGGGAATTACATCCGCTACAGCGTCATCAATTGCTACACCAACATCACTAATAGGTGCAGTTATAGGTTGAACTACTGCCTCATCTAATGCTGAAGTTACTTGGCTAATTGGTGCTGTAATAGGTTGAAAAACAAGATCGTCTGCTCCTGCAAATACGTCTGAACCAGCTTGAGCTACTTCATCAACAATATTAAGTATGCCTGTATCGCCACCGCCCGTTCCTATAACATCAGATACTACGTCTAGTATTCCACCACCGCCGCCACCGTGCAAAGTCATGCGCCCAAAGATTGGTTGAAAAGCCCCTATCGGAAGATACGATTCGTGGTTATATCTCATACTTTTGCCATCCATTCATATTTTGGATTATCGCTTGGCTGCACATCTACGCCTAGGGTTTTTAACATAGTTAATGTTTGTTGAAGTTTATTACTGTTTGGCACATTTTCTTTTGGTCCATACACAGCTTTTAAATCTGAATCACGAATTTTGTCCACAAATCTTGATAATGCTCTAGCAACTTTTAATGGAGCATCTGTTGTAAATAAATGTAACTCAACTAAACCTTCACCTATAGTCAGAAGAACTAAAACAGAATTACCTTCTTGTAAAATGATTGCTAATTTTTTATTGATTGCAACATTTAAGCCACGCAAGAATTTACTTGGATCTTTACCAAGTTTTTGATATTCCGCATTAATAATTTCTGTAGGTTTCATACTGTCACCGTCACTGTTCCTAAATTAACTGTTGCCGATACGCCGCCTAAGTATGCAAAATTAGGTAGAACTATCTTTAAGTATTCTCCATCCCGAAAGACTGTTCCTTCCCTAAGATTGTAACCCGATGTCGGCAAATTTAAAAGCCGTATTCCATCCAACTGTAAAGGAGTATTTGAGTCTAACTGCGTAAAATATAACCTTAAAACGGATATTAACTGATTAAATTGGCTTTGGTCGTAATCTGTTGGCGCTAATGGTAAAGCTGGAGATCGGAAGGTTTGCATCCCCATTATCTACGCCCATCCGGTCTACCATCTAATCTTGGACTACCTAGTTGCCATTGAACGTCTACTGTACTCGATGAAATCTCTACCGCCATCTGTCTTGCACGGGTTCTTAAAAAGACTTGTTCTGTATATATGTCTACTGCCGTCTGAATTACAGCAGCCGATTCGGTATTAGTATATGCCGATCCGGGGAAGTTGCGTGGCTTAATTGTCATTGTCACTTCAGGCAGCGTAGCCGTAGAACCAGTAAAACTTACGTCTGGAATAATCCGCTTAGTCAATATAAACTGATCTCCGTCAATTAAATCAAAGTCAGATGAGGCAATATATGCAGTCATGGCAGATACATTATCATTTGTTCCTTGCTCATGGTTGTACATAATAGCGTCTGCGGTCAGATCACTCGATAGAATTGTCTGTGAAATGTTTACTGTATAAGTCCCTACCCCACCAGTTCCAGTTCCTAATGCAGTTATTAATGTTCCAGTTAAGACAGCACCACCTGTTATAACGCTACCTACTTTTAACATTCCAGAATTAATTGCCGTAACCGTCATGGTTGTTCCAGTAATGGACGCCGTAATGTAGGTTGCAGTAAACGCTTGAGGGTAATCCCTTAGTGATGAATCTGACCATGCTGTTCTTTGGATTGATCCGTAATACCAAATTTTTTCTAAATGGTTGTAGATAACATAGGCATTATTAATCTGGCTAGTTGCTGTTGGATAAAACCACCACACTTCATTCCAGCCTTCGTTTGTTCCTGAGACTACTTGATCAGCTTGATCATAATTAAAGTTCTCAAAAACGTGGTTTCTTAATGAGCAAGGCAGAGTCTCTACTCTACCGCCATATGCATAAAACTTATCATGCCCCATCCAGTAGGCTGTATTATTCACAGCTACCACGGATCTTGGGCTAATAATAGATATATTATCCGATAACTCAGTTAGTCCAAATACGTCTGTTGTACCTAAGAATTGGAATGAGTTTAGCGTTCCTTCCGTATACACAAGGATTTCTTGTCGTGTTGCAATGGCACAAATAATCCTAGAACCACGAGATACTCGAATAAATCCCGCCGTATTGGTCGTTAATGGTGTCCATATATTCGGCTCATCTTGGCTTGCCCAACGAATTAATAAAGGATCAAACGATCCTCCACCATACGGCGTTGCCCCAAAACAAACTAAATGTTTACTATTTTGTGATACTAAAGTTTGCATTGCCTGAGTCGGAACATCTGCGGCGGGTACTGAGCTTATTGTAGTTGATGATAATAACGATGCACGAGTTGTTAATCCAGATGAATATTGCCAATAGTAAATAGCGCCGTTCCGTACATTAGCCACCATATCATCATCAAAGTTACCTATAAACCAATCTCTTTGAGCAATAAATACTGGCGATGCTGCTCCTGATCCCCAAGCTCCTGCTGACCATGCACTTGCACCCCAACCATAACCCTGTGAGCCATTATCTTGACCAATATTAATTTGAAATGCAGCCGTAATTCCCGTTCCCCCACCTGTGGCTGTAGAAGTAGCCGCTGCTGTTGCGGTGATCGTAAATGAATTAGTATTTACATAAGTCATAATATATTCGGCATTAAGTACTGTTGCCGATATACCACCTACTGCTGAAGCACCTGAAAAGGTTACATAGTCACCACTTATGCCACCATGTGCGGAAATAGCCACAATTACCGTTTTAGATCCGTTTGTAGTCGTAAAACAATTATCAGTTGCTGGTGAGATAAATGTCTGTCGAATTGGAGTCATATCATATAACTGCTGACCAGCTTCGATATATAGCTTTCTACTTGACCCAATACCTAAGAAATTCTCGTTACTTGTGGTTATCCAGTTAAATGCTTGTCGTACAATACCCGGAATAATAAGCAGTGAATACCTTAACCAACCACCCACTTTTTGTGGATATCCAGAACGAAACCGTATCTTATCGCACTCAAACCATCCACCCTCGTTTGAGTAGTTTGTCTGATCTCGATTAACTCCGGGCTTAAACTGGATTTTCTGTAATGGCATCTTAACCTATCATGGTCGAGGCAGATGTTTGCACATCGGCTACCCGCTTGAGCCAGCCTTTGCCGTAAACTGGGAAGTTATTTAATGACTTGTAAAACTCTTCTTTATTATTGCTAAACTTTTTAAGCAAGTCTAGTCCATTTGATTCTTGGATCGCCTTTAATGTTGCAGGTCCAAACACACCATCTGGAGTTACTCTTAATGACTTTTGAATCATGCGACGAGCAGCGGCTGGTCCAGCATTAATAGCAAAATCAAAAACAGCGTAGTCCACGCCAGCAGGTAGATCATCACCCCTGACTGCATCCCAATAATCTCTTTTATATACCGGTTTAACATCTTCTTTCTTTAGCGCTTTCATATCGTCTTGAGTTACTTCGTGTCCAATGTACTTTTCCCAAACAGCTTGAGTACAGCCCCACATGGTAGAACCTTCACGGCCATCAGGTAAATGATTACCCTTATCACGTTGGTCATTAGTAAATCCACCTTCATGGGCTACAACCATATCAAATGACTTATCCCAATTACTTAGCATTTTTCTTCATCTCCATCACTTTTTCCAGGGTTCTGCCTCCGAAATAGAAGCTCATAATGAGCATCCCCCACTGACCAAGCAGCTCTACATAGTTGTTATTTACTTCAATATCCCAAGCACTCATCATGCCAAATACTGTATAGGTTAATAAAATAAATATAAGAGTCATAGGGCGAATGTTTTTAGATAGCCAAGAGTCCGACATCATGTCGGCTTGTTGCCGCTTGGTGAGCTCTTGTTGTTCGCTTACATCTGCTTGTAACTGAGCGAGTTCACCGTTCTGGGCTAGTGTTGCTAATTCTAACTGTGCCTTAGCCTTGGCTTCCGGATCTGGAATGAGCTTATCAATTAACTTACCACCGATGTTTAATATTGCATCAAGTCCTAACATTCTTTAGCCTTTCTAAAATGAAGTAGTGCTAAGTCAAATATGATAATAGATGCGCCAATATCCTTAGTTATCCATAGCGGAAACAACGTATCTACAGGGTACGTACCAAACTCAAAGAAGTGTAATGAACGCATAACTTGCACCATCAATCCCATTGTCATTACAAATATGCCAATCTTGCTTAACATCCGCATATCCGTAAAAAAGCCAGCAAAAGCCAAAAACGCTACTATAAAAACTGCAATCAGTTCAATTACTAGAATAGACATGAGCCAATGAGTTAATGTCATTTCTTTGCTCTTCTTTGTTTAATCTCGTCTGCAACTTCACCAATATCCATATGCTCACGCTTACTCATATAGTTGGATATCCAATTAATCACAGCAATACTGCACAAACCTAACACCCATGCTAATCCAATTAACACGTCTAATTTATCAGTACCAATACCTAGTTTTTCAGCAGCTAATCCTGTAAACGCAAAGCCAGCCATTGCACTAATACCTCCAGCAATAAAGACCGATGCAACCTTACCTTTTTCCTGTAACTTCTCAGGAGTCCAAAACATGGCAAGTGACAAACCACCAAATAAACCACCAAGGGCTGGTGCTAGTTTATCAATCAGGAATCCTTCTGGCATCATTTCTTATTCCAAAGTTCAAACAAAGTCTTCACTTTTTCTTCAAGGACTGACACTTTATTATCCATTTTGGCAAGCACAATAACAAGCGTTACAAACCCCACAAGCAGGGGCCAAATCTTTGCTAGTATATCTACTGTTTCCATTGCTCCCCTTTAAGGGGGTTGCCCCCCGCCTTTACTGCACTGTCTCTTCAGGTGCCGCCACTAAAGATTGCTTTAACATATTAACAAATGCTTGTTTGCCCACATTGAGTTGGTCAAGATTAAACTGCGATGATGCCATTTTCCGACTTAAATCATCAATGTGATTAACCATCATTTGCTGCTCGTTGGTCATATCGTCTATCAAATACTCTACTTCATCAATAGTTATGGCGGGCTTTTTAGTGTTTTCGCTCATGCTATTCTCCTAGGTTGTACTACGGTTTAAAAATCTATGCGCTCCAAGGTAGCGGTGTATTTGCCGGGCTAACAGGTGGTGTAATTAGGCTGTCAATTTGCCCTTGTACACAAGACTGTGCGCTGTCTATTTGGTTCTCAGGAATCCAACTAATAACTAACGCCTCAGTTAGATTTGCGTAAGGCACAAATGTAGTCTGGTCTGTAGAGTCAAACTGTGTGTTGCCTTGGATAGATGCAGTATAAGTGCCGTCTACTCCTGTTACTTCCCATAGTGCGTTAATCACATAGTTTGGGTCAGGCTGTTGCACTGTGTACATTGCCGTGATTTTTGTTGTAAATACTGTTGCCATTTTAATTCTCCTATCTAGATGCAAGTTGTTGTTTAAGTGAATCTACTTCTGCTTTTAACTCTTTTATTGCGTTAATCATGTACCAAGTTAAGTTATCTGCGTCTACAGTCATTACGCCTGTGCTTTCAGTCTTAACACACTCAGGTAGTACCTGTTGAAGTTCTTGTGCAATAACACCAAGTTGAACACCTTCTTTTTTAATAACAGAATGTGCTGGTAATTCTGTAACTTCTTCAGGTAAACGGTACTCAAAGTTACGCACTTGGATTGCAGTAATCTTATCTAAACCTGTGTTGTTATCTACAATGTTCTTTTTAAGTCTTGCGTCAGAAGTTTGTGACCAAGTTGATGAGTTATTACCTTGATATACGCCACCACCAGCAGGGTTAATAAATCCTGTGCCAGTACCTTTACTAGCAGAGTTATATCCGATAACAATTTCTGATGAGTTATTTCCTCCTGACGGGTAAGCAAATCCACCAACATAAATGTTGGAGTTTCCAGTTGTTAAATCTGTTCCCCCTACTGGAGTACCGTAGCCAGCAGAAGTACCAATACAAGTATTGTTTGCGCCAGTAGTAATGGCATACCCAGCCTGATAGCCTACTGTTGTGTGGTTAGAGCCGGTGGTGTTTGCATATAACGCTGCCTCCCCTATTGCAGTATTATTTGAACCTGTGGTGCTTGAGCCAAGGGCATTAACGCCTACTGATATATTGTAATTACCTGTTGTATTTGTATCAAGTGCGCCATGACCAACTGCAACATTCTGTGTACCAGTTGTATTTGAATATAAAGAATACGCACCATAAGCGGTGTTATAACTACCTGTAGTATTTGTATACCCAGAAAAATAACCTGAAAAAACTGATTGCGTACCTGTTGTATTTGAATATCCAGCTTGATACCCTACTGCTACGTTAGCAGAGGCGGAGGTGTTTGAAAGAAGAGCATTAAACCCTACCGCTACATTATTACCTCCAGTAGTATTGGAATACATAGCCGATGTGCCTACGCTTGTATTGTTAGCACCTGTTCCAGTTGAATACAAAGATTCATAACCTATGGCTATATTGTATGAGGCGGTAGTACTTGAATAAAGAGAATACATACCAACAGCAACACTGTAACTACCAGTAGTGTTGGAAGTAAGCGCACTTTGCCCAACACCCGTATTACGAACTCCTGTTGTATTGCCGTACATTGCATTTTTACCAACAGACGTGTTATACGAGCCAGTTGTATTAGTGCGAAATGCATTATCGCCAACCGCTACGTTTTCTGTGCCTGTGGTATTTGAATATGCTGATTGATAGCCAACTGCTGTGTTACTAGATGCGGTGGTGTTTTTTGCTAATGAACCTGCACCAACAGCCGTATTAGAACCGCCTGTGGTTGTGCTTCCACCAGAGCCAAATGATGTTGAATCCTGACCACCAATAAAAGTGTTATATACCCCTGTGGTGTTGGAGTATCCTGCTTGTACACCAAAAGCCGTAACTAAGCCAGTAGTATTACTAAACCCTGCTTGATAACCAACTGCTGTGTTGTTAGAGGCTGTGGTGTTTGATGATAGTGCGCTATGACCAAATGCGGAATTTGCTGCCCCAGTAGTATTTGCTGCAAGGGCGTTATATCCAAATGCGTTATTTGAACTAGCAGTAGTATTTGCTGTTAAAGCACCAACACCAACAGCGTTGTTTTGACTTCCAGTGGTGTTACTTTGCAACGCTCCAAATTGAAGTCCGGGGGCATAACCACCTACTGCTACGTTTAGTGTTCCTGTTGTATTTGCATACAAAACACTAGAGCCAACTGCTGTTATACCATTACCTGTTGTAGTACTATAACCTGCCTGATAACCAACAGCCGTGTTGTGAGATGCAGTGGTGTTAAACCTAAGAGCAGAACGACCAATGGCAGTGTTTTGAGCGCCAGTAGTATTTGACAAAAGGGATGCATCACCAAAAGCAGAATTGTCGCCAGCAGTTGTGTTTGCACCTAAAGCAGATGACCCAAAAGCACAATTATTAAATCCAGTTGTATTTGCGCCTAAAGCAGCAGCACCAAAAGCATTAACACCGCTTCCTGTTGTAGTACTTAATCCTGCTTGGTATCCTACTGCTGTGTTGTTTGAAGCGGTGGTGTTTGCTTGAAGTGCAGATACTCCAACAGCAGTATTAGATGCACCAGAAGTATTTAATGCAAGAGCATAAAAACCTAATCCAGTATTAAAACTTGCAGTAGTATTAGCCAATGCAACACGACCAATTGCTGTGTTTTGATTTCCTGTTGAATTTAACAACAATGCACTATCGCCTAAGGCTGTATTATCTATGCCAGTTGTGTTAGCGTTTAAAGCACTAGCACCAACAGCAGTATTTGTAGCACTAGCACCAGCACCACGACCTACTCTTACACCATAAACAGTTAAGTCAGTACCAGAGTATAAAAGGTTGGCTGAGTCTGTTAGTAGACCACTAGCACCTGCGTATGTTACTCGACCACTTGTTAGTCCTGCGTTGGTGATTGATGTTGATGCGTTTATCGTAGTAAATGAGCCTGCTGCTGCCGTATTAGCACCAACAATACCATCAAAATTAGCTGCGTTAATTCTGCCACTTACTCCTAAACCACCTGTAATTACAGTAGTTCCTGTAGTCGTAGAAGTAGAAGCCGTCCCTGCGGTAAAGGTCGTAGCACCACTAGCGGATAAAACACCCGTAGTAAGAGAAGTCAGATGCGTTATAGCGTCTACTACGTTTGTACCGTTGTTATAGACAAACATGGTCTTACCAGCAGCTACGGCAATTCCTGTTCCTGTTGTGTTCTTAACCGTTACCGCATCCGCTAGACCGTTATTAACTAGGTAGAGTTTCTCAATTTGGCATCCAGAACCAAGGATTAAGTTCCTTGCACCGCCAGATGTACCTGTTAGGTTAAGGCGTAAGTTACGGGCTGACTGTGTAGCATTTGTATCTGTTAAGGTTATGGTTACATCCGCACTTGAGAAGGCTACGTCCGCTGAACCTGTTATTGCCTCACCTAGAGCAGAATCGCCCAAGTTTACATTGGTTGTAGTTCCCCATGTACCGGTCTGATCTCCCGTGCCGATTAACTCTATCTTTAGTGCTGAATATGTGGATGCCATTTGTTTTCCTTTATGCCGCTATATCATTCCATACCGGAGTTTGTGTATCAATAATATCAGTCCAAGTAGGTGTTTGTCCATCATTTATCGCCCCCCAATTTGGCACTTGATTCGTATCTATAATGCCCCAAACCAATACCGGCTCTATCTCTCCTGTTGCTGATACACCTACTACATATACTTCAACAGACGGAACTACGGTTACCGTTCCTACATTACCTGTTGCACTTACACCTGTTACATTAACATTTATCTGTATAACTACTGTTACAGTACCAACTTGTCCAGTTCCGTTTACGCCCGTTACATTAAAACTAACGTCCGTTTGAATACTTACACTACCTACACTTGCAGTCCCTGATACTCCAGTAATATTTACGTTTACATCACAAGTAACAGTAACTAACCCAACTGCGCCTGTACCAGATACTCCTGTTACGCTAACTGCGGCGGTTCCTGTAACACTTACAGATCCTACACTTCCAGTAGAACTTACTCCTGTTACTGAAACATTAGCATTTGCTGTAACAGTTACTGCTCCTACACTTGCTGTTCCAGATACACCAGTTAAACTTACATTTGCATCTGCATTTATAGTTACAGAACCTACTGATCCTGTTGCTACAAATGATACATTTCCATTACCCCAAGATGCCTCACCCCATCCTTGGCTTCCATAACCTCCTAGGGCAATTGATACATCAGCCACATTTACGCTATTCGAATGATGGCGTTAGTTGAATCTGCCGCAGGAAATACAATTGTAAATGTTCCCGCAGTAGATGTCTTAGCACCACCAAAGTCTAGTACGCATACTGTTGGATCACCGGCTGCCGTGTCGTTATATATCAAAGCCCCAAAAGCCGTAATCGTAGCCGTGGTAAACGATAAGTCCGCAAAGTCTGTAAACGCCGTAGTACCTGTAGAAGTTGGTGTTACGTTTGTCAATGTCCCACCACCCGCTGAATAAGTACCAGAGTTAGCTACTTCGTTTGTAACCGTATACGCTGTGGTCGCTGCTGTAAAGGACGCTGAGTTGTCGTACAAAGCTAACTTAAACGTATTTCCTGTACCAGTTGTAAAGTTATGCACTGCTTGCATTAACTCTACTTTAAAGCTAGTACACATAAAATTGCCTGTAAATGCCATAATAAACTCCTATAAAAGATTAATTAGTTCTGCATGACCTGAATCTTTAAGCTTTTGTGCAATAGTTACACGGTCAAATTTAACTGCTTCATTCATGTAAAAAACTAATATCCCACGAATATGTTCACGAAACGCTACTGCCTGATCTCGAATGACGGGATGTGACTGATCGCCAATCTGGATAATTTTATCTAATGCTCGATCTGCCAACTCCTCTGGTGTAAACCCACGATAGTCTACTGTTGCTACTTGAATTAGTCCTATCTCACTTTTGTTCTGTGCGTTCATCTTACGGGATACCTTACTTGTCCACTACGATAAGCATCTTGACGGTTCTTGCCATCGCCTAATTGTTTGAGTTCTTCCATCGCTTCGTCATAGCGAGCTTTGTAAAAATTAATCACTTCTGCCTCTGACTTCATAAAGGAGGCCGCCTCTAATAATGAGCCATACAATAATACTGAATCAAAGTTATCACCTAACCATGATGTTGATGCCGTAACTATGGAATTTGGATAATAAAAGTAATGTAACTCTGCGGAATAATTTGCATCCGGAGTAGGTCCTAGAATAAAAGTATTATCATCAAAAACTGCATAGTACTTTGGCACTCCATAAAACGGTGAATCTGTATCCGGATACGACTCTCGAATAAAGTTTACATCCTTATTCAGTAGATATAAGTACTCGTTACTTGCGTTAATTATAGCTAAACTAAAGGTAGATAACCAGTCTGTAGGCGTAGTTAAATACTTATTTCCACTTGTTAAATTACCTGTTACGTTCTTTCTAATTGCTGGTAACTGCACCATATTGTAGATGCGCTGTTCTGCCATCTTTACGAAAGTAGCAATCTGGTTTGCAGAAGTAAAAGCCCCTACCGTATCTGGAAAGGTATTCTCAGCATAGCCTTTAATTGCAGCAGTTAATTCTGTGTAGTTCACGCCATCGGGCCTCTAGCTATACGACCTTTAGTAGCAGCGCCATTCCCACGGGTTTCTATTCCTGTGGTCTTTACACCAGCCATTTGGTTTTTTGGTTGTATTGGCTTACCGTCCATCGTATGTGGTTCAGCATAGACTGTAGCATCGCCAATCTCTTTACCCATAACTTTCTTAGAGAACTTTGCCATTATCGACCCCTTGAGCCAGATTTCTGATTCATTACACGAGCCATGTTTCTACCGTATTTCTTCATATCAAGGGTAGTAACACCACCAGCTTTCATGCCGTGCATACGCTTCTCATGTCCCTTGACGGCTTTCTTTGCTACCTTTTCCATCATTGGCTTATCTTTTTTTACGTCTTCATGTTTCATAATTACTCCTAAGTTATGGTTACTGTTACGGTTCCTAAACCACTTTGGGCTGCTAAATTGTTTGGTGTTAGCCCATCATTACTAGACCCTCCAACGGGATTCCATCCCCATTGAAATATTCTACTACCTCCTGACACATATCCCAAGTTATCTGTGCCAGAATTTTTATAACTTACATCTGGTCTAGGATTCCTTAAAGCCTGTGGATCATCTACTGGGTACATTCCTAAACTTAACTGCGGTTGATCCGGTTCCCAACACTCAGGACATACTTTAATATTCTTTTGTGTCTGTTTTATTGTTAGCTTCTTTAACTCTTTCAGTTTGTAACGCTGTCCACAACGATCACACTCCGCAATCGCATTTTTTCCGGATGCAAATGCATTAGGCATAGAATGTATTCCTAGGAACAAATCGAGAAGGTGCTTTTTCTCGGTCTTCTGTTGAGGCTAATAACCACTGTTCTTCGTACTCTTGTTTTAAAAACCCAAGCCGTGCCTGTCCATCTGGAAGTTTTTGTGCCATATAAAACGCTAGTCCAGATACTAAACACGGTAGTAATCTAAACGGTATATCTTGAATAATCTCACCATTCGTTCCACCGTCTTGGATTCTGCGCAAACGCCAGTAGATAAATGTGTATGGTCCACCACCCGCATCCGGAGTTGGCCAGATATTAATACATGGTAAGTTCTGTACGGTAATTGGCGCTGCCGTTGTGTGGGATGCGGCGGTTGTGTTATTCTGCCCTCTTGCACAGTTAGTTAATACGTTTCCTACAATATTTACATAACTAATTGTCTCGGAATCAATCTTAATAAATCCAGCACTAGGTAAGCTATATGCACTAGAAACCGTGATTGATGTTGTTGTAGCATTAATTGTGCCATCTAAAGTTGCAGTTGCGGTGTAATCTAAGCCTGTTTGACGGTTAATCCATACTTGAATTGGTCTACCAGTAGTCAGTTTATTAGGAATCGTAGCGTAGGTTGGCTCAGATATACGACTAATTGATATGTCTATTTGGGTAGACGGAGTACTATTATTTTGGCGGATTTGATGGTCTAAAAGGTCTATTGAATCAATCGGAATTGGGTAAATA